ATGCGAGCTGCGTTTAAAGGGGTCGATTGGGTCAAGATACCAAAAGTGTACGATGATTATTGTACGGATGATATGATAGTCATGGAGATGGTTGAATCTGAAAAACTCACGGAAATTTCAAGTAAAAAGGTGAATCGTAAAAAGGTGTGCGAGGCTCTCATAAGCTCATACATGATTCAAACCATGGACAGGGGTATATTTCACGCAGATCCTCATCCGGGAAATTTGGGATTTTCAAAGAATGGAAAACTTGTCTTTTACGACTTTGGTCTCGTAATAGATATATCCGATGAACTGAAGGATGGTTTTAAGGAGATGTTTTCGTACATAATAAACCGTGACACCAAAGGTATAGTCGACACACTCGTAAAATTGAAGGTGATAGTTCCCACGACGAGTGATACGGGCGACATCGAGATATTCTTCAAAACCACACTCAATTACCTCGAAACCCTCGATGGAAACAACCTTCGCGATGAAATCATGAACGATGAGATACTCATGTCACTTGCTATAGAGAAACCGTTCATAATACCAACGTCTTTCATTTATTTAGCTAAAGCCTTCTCTACTATAGAAGGTGCATGTGTAAAGTTAGATGATAAATTTAATTATTATGAGTACTTAGAACCCCTATTGAAGGACCAAGTGGCCGAGGCGATAGATGTGAAGGACATGTTATCTACGTCGATGGAGATGCCTTCTAGGATACGTAATATAAATATGGCTGTTCTAGGTTTGGAACAATCTAGAGCATCCATGAAAAGATCATTAAAAAAGACGAGGAGGGAGGTCAGATACGCACAATACAGTGTGTTGTGTGCTTTGTGTGCGGGTAATATGCTTGACTATGGAAGGCATTATTCGTTTATCTTTTTTTCTGTACTAACTCTTTGGTTTGTATTTACTTCTCGTAGAAGTCTATAGAGCGCTCGACTATTTCAACCTTTGGTTGTTCAGTCTTCGCTGTCTGGAAGAATTCCTGATGACTTTCAAAAATTTCCTGGGAACGTTTCTTCTCACTGTCCGCAATTTCTGAAAGTCTATTCTTCATGTTATTGAGATCTCTCTCACGCTGCTTTCGCATTTTCTTACCGAATTTCTTGAGCTTCTTTTGGGACGCCATGATTTGGGTTTGACACACACTGAACATTTATTATTTCTTAACATTTTTTCTGGGTGTAAACAACGATTGTAAGAAGTTTCTCGCAGCCTTTTTCTTGTTGTTATTTTTTGGTTTGTTCGATCTATTTGCTATTAAAGCGGTCGTAATCTTATTCATACTGTTTGATTTATTTGCTGAGGGTGTCTTTGATCTACTACCTACTATATCAGTCTCAACTCTATATTTATTGTTTAATTCCTTTGCTGAGAGTGCTGAATTTGGCCTCGGTTTTGGCTTTGGCCCTGGTTTTGTCTTTGGTTTTTTGGATGTTTTCAATTTCACCAATGCGTTGGCGGCTTCGTTGTTTGATACCATCTTACTATTTCATTACAAATTAATATTGAGTCGCTTGAGTTTTTCTTCAAACTCTCTACGTTCACCTGGCGAATCTATTCGCTTACCAGACGCGATGGATTCGATCTCCGGACCAGTTAAATGCATCGCATTGATTCGGAAATCCTTGAATGCCTCCATCGTCACGGGAACGAGAGGTTGAACGAGTTCATATATGGCATTCGCGTAATGACGAATCTCCATCTGTGCGTGTTCATCCATGCGAAGGTGTAAATAATGCATGAGGTTGTGAAGGTTAATCTTCCAATAGAATTCCGTGTATGTCGATTGCGGAAGGTTACCTCTGGCCTGTTCTCGACATGCACCTCTATCGAGGAGGTCTTGGTAGAGTTCAAACGATTCGCTCAATTGATTCGTTACTTTTCCACCTAATTCTTCACCTACATCGACCACACCTTCCGAACCCTGGTTATTCACTTTGGATTGCCCGCGTAAAACGTCCGGTTCATAGTACTGTTTCGGTACGACGGAGTATCGGGCGGAGAGCTCGTTGATACTGGCCATGCGGTGACGCATGTGCTGTCGAGCGATATAGATTGGCATTTTGATGTGGAATTTAAACTCGACCATTTCGAAAGGCGTGGTGTGCCAGTGTCTAAGGAGATATCGAATAAGTCCCCGGTCTCCTCTTGAGGATTTAGTCCCATCTCCATACGAGACTCTGGCGGATTGTACGATGGCCGCATCCAAGTCTTTTGAAGGCATGTGGTCAACGAGCCTAACAAATCCGTGATCCAAGACATCTTTCTGCATTTACATAAATATAGCGTTAAATCTTTAATCCCATGACATTCTCTCTTTGAGGCGTCTCAATAGATAAGGGGTAAGTTCCATTAGAGTACCAACTGGTATATATCTGTAATCAATACCTATATTTTTGCCCAATCCTAAAAGTTGTGCCGTCACGTATTGTTCCTTGTCAAATCTTTTTGCGTATATGAGAGATTTTTCGTTGTGTGTCGCTAACATTGTGTGGGCGTTTGGACATGTGAGTGAATATGTCATACCTTGTGAGTATTGTCTATCTACACTCGATTTCTTATCGAGTAAACCGGGTTGTCTTTTTAGATACGCACCTCTTACGAGTTTTAAACCTAATTTAAATCCATCCAAATGCGCATTTTCTATATCTTTCGATAATTCCGCAACTCCAAACTTGCGATACATTTGATATGTTTTATATACGTTAACTTCGTATTTCGTGTTATGTTCGGCCATCATGGTATAACATATCTCTGGATACAAGACATCTTCGGCATCTATACATATCTTTACACCCCTGGATTTGGCGTGTTTTATGATAGAGTGTGCGTAATCTCTGGCTTCCGATTCATTTTCCCTCGAACCAAAGCTTGTAAGTTTTATGGCGCACATTGAACCTATTGGAACCGATGTGATCAGTCTCTTTGTCGTTTCTGCTATTTCATAAGCTTCCGATAATTTACAATTTTCTTTCGCGTAATCGACTATTACCTTCTCACCTCTTCTGTGTACAAGTTCCATCACTCGTGGAAACTCTTTGAATGTTGCCGCATATCTAAGCATACTTTATTTAAGATATTTTTCATCTAGGTCATTCTTCATATCGTCTATCCCCTTATAGTATCTTCTGAGGTCCTTCATGAATCGCTTATTCTTCTCGAGACATTCACAATCCAGTTTATTAAGGTATATCCAAGCTAAATTTGATTTTGAGTATCTTGTTTCCTTTTGATTTTGATTTGGTCTTCTTGGAATGACCTTTTTCTTTACGGTCTTCTTGAGTGGTTCCGTGCGCTTCGTGAAACTGATGGCTTGCATTACCGTATCCGCAAGATCATCCTTTTTCTTTGATTCTTTAAATATAGGTAACCAATGTTCATTTATAGGATTATCATTCAAAAACGCCTCACAACGTTCGATTGATACTTTTTTACGTTTAAGATACTGCGCTTTACCCGGTCCACACACATCCGGAATTTTAAACTTTGCGTCATAAATAATAGTTTCGGACTTAGGCGCTTTTATTACAAAGTACGCGTGTAAGAAATTTTCTACCATTTTCATCTTCTTATTGCGGTCCGGTTGCTTTTCTATGAGAATCGTATCAGTGTCCAATACCCATGGTTTTTCATCGAGATGGTTTCGCATAGACACGAATAATCCATCTTTTGACTCAGGTGGAACACCCGATACATCCCAATTCATAACTAGATTACACGAGTCATCAAAACGACATATAGCTAAATTACGTATGCCTACGTCTATGCTCACTATCATTCATTTAAAGAAAAATTATTTCTTTATGTATTATAATGAAGAACGCGAACATAAACACGATCCTTTTGATTGTATCCATCCTCGCATTGGCCGTGTGGCTTGCATCCATCAGGATGCGAGAAAACCTTAAGGGTGATTCCAAGGCGGTTGCCTATGTGAGAGATGCCGACCCAAAGAAGTTCATTAACCCATACATAGTGTATGGTATGGCTAAAGAACTCACCGATGACGAAGAGAAGCTCGCCAGAATTATCCCACTTGCGGAGGCGAACAAGCGCGATGCCCTCATCAAACACCTCGAATCTTTGTAAATGTATTTTTGTTTTTAGTGGTCACAGTACACCACAGAGAACAAAAATGTAATTTAGCGCTTCATACCTGGCAACCCACCAGGCATCTTCATACCTCTCATATTCATGTTTTTCATTTTAGATTGACCCGCTGGAGACAGAGCCATGACTATCATGGCGATTACCAGCATACAGCATATTCCAGCGACGGCCATTATTCCGTATTTCATTGGTCCGGTCACCGCACCAATCACGTTCGAAGCCGCATTACCGACCGAGTCAACGACTTCGGCGGCACCCCCAGCCTTAGATTTCGCTTCTGCGTCAATTTGGGCTATGGTATCTTGGACGACTGAATTCTTCGTCACAGCCGTAAGAATGTTCTTTGTCACCGCTTGCGCCGCAAGATCAGCGGATATGTTTTGTCTGAACGACAATTGCTCACCATCCAAACATATGGTTTCACCTATCTCGATGTTTCCTTCTTGAACGTTTACGGCTTTGTTAATGGTCTCGGTGAGGTTATTCGTTTCCAGTTGGGTCTTAACTATATTTTCAATTTCAGTATTAATCTTTTGGTTTACATTTTGTTTATCACCGAATTGAAGATTACCCGCTTGTGTTTGTTTGTCCAATGCCGCACCGGCACCCGCCTGTAGGCTACTCACGAGATCATTCGCCACGTTCTGAAAACTATTTGATATCTGTTCTGTCGTTGCCATGAAAGTTGAATTGATGGTCTGATCCGTCTCTATGTTACACCCAACGTTTCTTCCTATTTTAAGATTTAGGACCTGTTCATTTCGCATTTCATTTTGGGTATAGCTTTCGTTATTGGTCACAGATTCATACAATATGTCATTCACCATGGACATATTCATCTCCTGGTTTATAGTAGAACTTCCACCACCTCCCATGTTTGTGGTTTACTGAGAAAAAAATAACACTTAAAGACAATCACATAGTCCTAAACTATGTGGTGTTGGTGGTGCTGTCATCCATTTGAAGGTGAGATACTTAAATTGCCATATAAATATGACGAACTAAGGAATAAATTTCATACATGCGGTGGTTTTTGTTCGTGGAGTTGCATGAAGCGGTATGCCATAGACAAGTATGGTATTACGAGAGGTGGTATCATATGTAGTAACATAATCATCATGCGCAAAAAATTGTACAACAAACTCGGGTCTATCACGATCGCACCACTGAGAGAACAATTAGATGTGTTTGGTGGCGACCTTACCATAGAAGAATTTAGAAGCAATAGCATCGTAGACAAAGAGAAACCTAAGGAGATAAACGCCAAACCCCTGGAAGACCGAGTTATACCGATTATTTCAAACACGAAAAAGATGGATGAAATAAACAGTTCTACCGGTAAAAATGAGACTTTGAAACTCAAACGAGAAAAGCCTCTAAAGAGAAATGAGAACAATCTTGAGTCAGCACTCGGACTCATCATTAAGCCCAAATCGTAAAAGACGGCGCTGTTTATTCGTTGGTTTTGACTTGGGTATATGACTAGAATGTAAACTATCTATCCATCTATCCCCATCATAGGCTCTCCAACGCAACCCATGTTTTTCTATCACCTTTCTACACAAAACACACGGCATAGAAGTTCCATCCCCGTAACTCGTGTCTCTCTGAATGACAAGAGTTCCAAACTTTCGCCTTACCCATGCGGTAAATTTATGTATTCGGTTTCCTCGTTTCAAACATTCGTGTTTGAGTGCTTTTATCATTTTTCGCTCGGCGCAACATATGCAATCACTTTCGAAATGCACGAAAATGGCGCGTCGTGTACGTCGTAACAGTCGGATATCTCGGCATTTTTATCTGAGTATCATTCGTCTCTCTCTTTTAATAGAGTTACAATTGTCACATACATGACCTTCGAATACAAACGAACATGTGTCACACTCATTAAGTACTCGTATGTTCCTTTGTACAAGCTTATTTTCTGAATACAGAACAAGATCCCGTATTGTATATATACCGTACATTACCATAGTTTCTAAAGACGGAAACTTCATCTATTTACCAAAACAGCCGCAACCTTTAGTTACCTTTAGCATCACCGAGAAGCTATCGATCATTGGCGGAACCATCTTCTTGAGAACGACCTCAATTTCAGAATCTTCTTCACCTTCATCGATTTCTTCTATGATGGAATAAATAAGGTCAATCACGAGTTCCTTTTTGTCTGGTCCACTGAGGGTCTTGATCTTGTTGACTTCCATCATGAGTGTAGACACGATACCACAGATGTTTTCCTTGTTGATACCGGTTCTCTTGTATCGGTTGGCGAGGGTCTTCACTCGTTGTATCACGAGTTGGCCTTCTTTCGATGTGTCGTCATATCCAGCGAGGACGTTTTCTGGGGTGCTCATTTTATACTTAATATAGAATTAATTTCTTTAATAATTGTAATGGATA